CTCAGAAACGTAGTCCGTGTCACCGTTCTGATTGGCCTCGTCGACGCACTGATAGTTGGACCCGGCGGACGCGGTCATCTGCGTGTTCGTACCCGCGCCACTCGGCAGCTTCGCCCCGACCCGGCAGTCGCCGACCGGCCCCGTCGTGAGGGACCATGTGACCCAGTCCGACAAGTTATTCGCCGCGGTCACCGGGCAACCAAGCCGGATGCGGGTCGCCGTGGCGGTGCCGGCGTTCTGCGTGTCCTGCCCAGTCAGCGAGAGCCAGTTCACCCCGTTGACCAAGACATCGACGGTGCCGGTCGTGTTGTCGATCTTGACCTTGGCCTCGATGTGATACCAGAGGCCGGTCAGGAGCGACAAGGTACTCGTGCCCAGCGTGGTGCCGTTGCGGGTGGCGCGGATGGTGCCATCGGCGAGGATGCGGATGTCGGTGTGGAGCGTGGCGCCCTCAAGGAACTCGAAGACCGACGCACTCGCGAGACTCGCGAGCTTGACGGCCACGGCCTGGCCGACCGTCTGCGCCGCGGCGATGGCCACTTCGAGGTACTGGTTCGAGTTATTCAGTCGGAGGCATGGTCCGCCCCAGCGACCCGAGGTCGCGTCGATGGACGGCGTGCCGCTAATGGCGTATTTGAGGGCAAGGTCGGCGGTGGCCAGGTTGGCGAAGCTCTCGATGCTCTCGATCGCCATCTACGTCCTCCGAACCTTGAGCGTAACCGTGACCTGCGCGATGGTGGTCACCGAATCGACGTTGTAGCCGAGGATGTCCCCCGCCGCGAGCGCCAGCGTCCAACCGGTGAGCGTCGAGTCCTGCATCTTCTGCGCCGTCGAGATGGTGGGCACCGCGGCGGCCGTGATCGAATCGGCGTCCACGGGCGGATAGTTCGCGTAGCTGTCTTTCCAGATGTCCACGACCACCGAACCCGAGACATCGGCGAGCATCTCGACCATCGTGATGGTGCATGCGAACTGCACGTCCCGATAGCCCTTGACGCCAGTCGTCAAGGCGGATCCGGTGCTTCCGAGGACCACGGTCAGCTGGTCGTTGTCCGCGGCCCACACGGCATCCGTGCCGTTGGAGGCCAGGACGTACCCTGACGTCCCGAGTCCGACCCGCTCGATGGCCGAGGCACCACGGCGGAAGAGGTCGCCCCGCGTGGTCAACAGACTCCCGAGCACGTACTGCGGGTGATCAGCGTCGCCGAGGCCCGCCAGCCCACCGTGGTCGGTCACGGACCCGCCCGACGTGGCCGCGGCCGGCGTGGTCGTTAATCCCGTGATGGCCGTCGTCTTCAGCTTTCCACCGCGTGAGAAGCGGGTGTGGTCGTGGGGCGGAACGGGCTGCTGCGGCATCAGGCAGCCGGGGCATACCGGAGGACGGTGACCTGATTGCTCGCGATGTTGAGGACACCGCCCGAGGTCTGCTTGGCCTCGACCGTGATCACGCCACCGGCCGCGGCGATGGCCACGTCGGGGACCGACAGACTCGTCGTGTCGCCGGTGAGGGCCGACGTGCTGATGCTGCCGAACTCCGCGCCGTTGAGCATGAGATAGACGTAGCGCAGGCCCGTCCCGTTGCTCGCCCACTTGATGCGCGCCATGACGAGGACCGCGATCGTCGTGAAGCCGGTCGGGATGGCACCGGCGGGCACGATGATGTCCGTACCCGAGCTCCACCAACCGCCATAGTCGTAGTTCTCGGCCGACCAGTCGACCTTGGTGCTGGTGCTGTCGGATGTCGATTGGTTCGCCGTGCGGGTCAGGTTCACGCCCGAGAACGTGACGCCGGCGGCGATGCCCTTGAGATAGTTCAGATTGTCGCGAACGTAGGTGTTCCAGTCCGACGACACGCCGGCTTCGGCACCCATCGTCTTCGGCGCGGTCCAGGCCAAGCCAGGCTCCTCTCAGATCAGAAGGGCGCCCACAGCGTGCCGGCATCCCACGATGACGTGTCCCAGACCCACCATGTGGCGGCGGCCTGATCGGGCGTCTCCTGGAGTTCATAGGAGACTTCCCAGAAGGTGCCGGGCACGACGGTCCCACGCAGGCCGATGATCTCAAATCGACGCGCCACCATGTGCAGCCGGTCCACGGTCAGCGTCACGACGTCGAATAGGTCGCGGTCGAAGATGGTGCGGTACGTCGCCGTGCTCTTGCCCGCGACGGTGATCGTGGGCCGTTTGAGCGGCTGGTCGAACTTCCAGACGAGGTAGTCCGTGACGGCCTTCGCGGCGCCCGGCTGGCCGATGTAGTCGCTCGACACGTCCCCCCCCGCGCGGGGACCGTAGGCGGTGGAGGAGGCGGAGGCTTCGCTGCGGACCGTCTCGAGGTCTCCACGGCGGAGCGAGGACCCGGTCACCGTGAGCGAGGTGATGGTCACGGCCGAACCGCTTGCGGTGAGCACGAGCTTGGCGCTGGTGCCGAAGTTCGTGAGCGTCGAGACCAGCGACCCGCCGGTGCTGTTCGTCGAGACGGCCGCCCCGAAGACGTAGTCCGCGAACTCCGGCCAGAGCGTGATCGGCTGGCCGACCGTGATGGTGATGGGCAAGCCCGCGGCCGTCCAGACGACCTCATTCACGGCCCCGAAGTCGATCGGCGAGACGGTCGCGCGCTGGAGGTTGACGATGTTGTCCAGCGTCACGCGGTAGCCCGAGAGGTCGGTCACGTCGTCAGCATTGACGGCCTCGTCTGCGGCATCCGACAGCTTGTGCAGCCGGTTGACGAGTGTGTAGGCGTACCAGCCTTCCTTCGTGTCCGCCGGTGCCACGAAGTGCCGCGCCGAGTCGGAACGGTTCAGCTCCTCGAGCAGCCCGAGCGACTCGCGCGTGTCGGCCGCGGCGAACGGCAGCGGATCGGCCTCGGGCTCGAGGCTGCGCCGGTTGCCGGGCACGCCCATGGCGGTCAGGACCGCCGAGCGGAAGTCGCCGCGGGTGATGTCCCGCTGTGGGCTGACGGTGGCTGTCGCGCGGCGCGCGGCGCCGAGCACGTCTTCGCACAGGATCTCCGCCGTCGGGTTGCCGCCCGGCACCGGCGTGGGCACGATCTCCGTGATGTGCCCGCCGAAGACGCCGCGCACGTCGCCGGCCCCCGACAGGGCGCCCGTGTCGCGCACGGCTCCCGCCCACACCGGACGGTTCGGGAGCAGCTTCCCATAGAGCGAGCTGCCGGTGTTGTCGGGGTTGTACTTGCCGTCGCTGTTCTGGACCTTGATGGTCGCGTTGCCGGGGCCGGCCGCGCTGACGTGGTCGAACGAGGCGCCACGGGACCAGGACATGGCCGTCACATCGGCCGTGATGTCATCCGCACCGGCGAAGCCATCGGCGTCCCAGTCGATCCAGACACCCGGCACGCCGGCCGCGTCCGTCGGACCGATCGGGTAGTCGCCGCCGGTGAGCGAGAGGGCGACGTCGTCGAAGTCCGCGATCGGCCCGTTCGGCGCCGCCCCGCCCCAGCCCAGTCGGAGGTTGTCGGCAGTCGCGGCGGTGGCGGCCTCGGTCAGTTGCGTCTGGGCCACGTCGTTGTGACGCCAGTCGAACGTCCAGGGATTGGCCGACATATCGAGCCGGAACTCGAGCTTGTACGTCGTGTTGAGGGCCAGCGTACCGAGCGCGGTGATCGTGGTCTCGGTCGTGCCGAGCTTCACGCGGAGTTGATGGCTCGAGTTCGACCGAAAGCCAACGCGATTATTGGAGGCGCCCGACCGGACCTGCCAGAAGTACTGAGTCGGATCGATATTACTCCGCAGCCGCCAACGGAGGCGGACCACGACCACGTTGCTGGCCGTGTGGTCGTATTTGTAGCCAGCGCTGTCGCCCTGCGCGTCGCATTCCATCCCGTAGGAACCCGTGAGAGCGGCCGCGGTGCTGATCGAGGGTGTGCCATCGGCGATCACGAACGGCGTGGCGAGACCCGATTCGAAGTCGAGGTCGATGAGCGGCATCTAGGCGGACCGGCTGAGCAACCCGCGCCGACCGAAATAGTCCACGATGACCGGCCCCACGGCGTCGCCGAGTTGGCGAGCCGCAGCCGGCGTCATGCCCGGTGAGGCTGTGACATTGACCGTCAGGCTGAAGCCGCCGGCCATGGGTGCACCGCCGCCTGCGGGTGCCCGTCCGCTTCGCAGCTGGTCGTTGGGAATGACGTACTCCGGTCCCTTCTCACCGAGCCAGGACAACTCTGGTCCGCGGAGGCCGGCCCAGCCACCTTCGGCGTGGCCACTGGTGGCCGTGGAGCTGCGCTCGTTGCCGCTCGTCGTATCGATCCGCCCGTAGAGGCCGGCCGCCTGGCGGAGATGCAGGATCCAGCGCAGCGTGTCCTTGTCGAGCGTGCGCAGGTCGATGTGGCGTTCGTCGAGCCAACGGGCGAGTTCCTTCTTCGAGGGCTTGTCCCCGAGCAAGGCGAGTTGCGTCCGCAGGTTGAAGGCGTCGCCCTCCAGACCGTCCACCTCGACGCGCGTCTCGGCGATGTCCCGGCGCTGGTCGGCGGTCGGATGCTTGATGGCCTCCAGGTCTTTCAGGCGTTTCTTCGCATCACCCAGCTCGATGTTCGTCAGGTCGAACTGGTGTCGGAGATCGTCCTCGCCCTCGATCTCGCCGTAGACCCAGTCGCTCCATTTGTTCGCCATGTCCGTCAGATCGTGGAACGAGTCCTTGAGCCGCACGTTGGCTCGGCTCAAGTCGAGCGTCGCGGGGATGGCCTTTGTGGTGATGGCGTTGCCGAGACCACGCATCTCGCCGTTGAGCGCGTAGGCGTCATCCTTCATATCCGTGATGGCATGACCCGTCTTCGTCGCGCCGTCTTGGAACTCACCGAGCAGGTCGCCGAGTGTGAGCAAGGGCGCGACCATGAACTTCAACACGTCCGCCGACTGGGCGAGGCCATCAGCGAAAATGCTTGAGCCATCCGCCGCTTTCGGCAATGCAGCAGCCAAGTCGTCCACACCAACGAGCAGATTCGTCAGACTGTCGGCGGCATCAGCCATCGGGCCAGCCACGGCATAGCCGACACGCTCCGAGAGTTCGTCCCACGAGTCGCCGAGCCGATCGGCGGACGCGGCGGCCGTCTTGGAATAGGCGTCCGCCTGGCCCATGGCCACCTTCTGAACGGCGGCCAGAGCCTCGGTTGCGGTCGCGCCGTCTCGGAGCACGATGCCGAGGCCCTTGAGCGCCCGGAACTGGCCACCTTCGACACGGACCAGGGCGGTGCTCGCATCGGCCAGGCTGATGCCCTTGAGGCGGGCCAGATCCATGGCCGTGCCCTGGATCTCCAGCGCCTTGTTGACGTCGTGCGTCGCCCCGACGAGCAGCGCGAGGCTCTCGCGCGTCTCGTCATCGGAGAAGGCCAGGCGCTGGTTCGACTTGATGGCCGCGTCGATGGCGCCAGCATGTGCCTGCCAGCCCTGGACGTTGGCGTTCAACGAGGCGGTGAGCTTGCTGATCGAGACCTCGTCCTCGCGGGCGGCTTCGACAGCGCCCATGAGGTAGTCCGTCACCCCCGCGACGGCGCTCCCGAGCATGTTGAAGGCCGCGATCCCAGCCCCGATGCCGACGCCCTGGAGAATGCCCCTGGCGCCCATCTTCTGGATCTTGTCGAACTTGTCGCGCAGGCGATCGAGGTCGGACGAGGCCTTGCCAACGCCGGTGACCTGGGTGCCGATGCGGACGGTATTACCCGGCATCGTCGTCCGCCTTTCCGAGATGCTCCCCTAGATAGAGGGCGAACCGAATCGCGTTCGGTGGCTGAGCCTCGGCGTGCGCGAGCGTGTTATTGCAGCGAAGACAGAGCAAACCCCTTGCGGCCCCTGTCTTGTGATCATGGTCGACGCCCAGAGACTGGCCGCTGGCGTTGGTCTCTCCACACAGCGCACAAACGCCACCCTGTGACTCAAGTCGCCGGTCGTACTGCTCAAGTGTTAAGCCATACTTGCCCACTGCAGACCGACGCGCATGGATCACAGCACGTTCGGGATTGAGTTGGCGCCACGTCTGCAGATGACCCACCGATCGCTCCCGATTGTTCTGTCGCCATCGACGATGGTGCTCTAGTTCCCGTTCGGGATTGGCGAGGCGCCACTCCTTCTGTCGCTCACTCATCGGGAGCATTTCCGAGGTCAGGGTGGAGGAGCGCCATCATCTGCATGAGACCGTGCGCGTCCTCCGCGAGCAACGTCGAGAGGGTGTAGCCGGGGTATCGTCGGAGCAGGGTATCGAGCAACTCAGCGCGCGCCAGCTCCGAGGGCTTGGCTACTTCGCCTCGGACGGCGTTCCAGCGGTGGACGCTCGCGGCAAAGGGCGGGGCACGTCGCGGACCCCATCGACCCAGGCATTGACGAGGGCGATGTTCCAGCTGAAGTCGCGGACCATGAAGCCCTCGACGCTGACCGGCTCTGGCCACGTCCACGACTCGACATAGGGAACGACCAGCCCGAGCAGCCCACCGATGTCCTCGCGTGTCATGCTCACATGTGACATCCGGTCGATGATGTCGAGCAGGTCGCCCATCGCCACGGGCGAGATGACGACCACGACGCGGTCGTCGGGGAAGTCGTCGAACTCGATGGTCAGCGTCTTCATGCCCACCTCGATGCCCACCGTGAAGGAACCCCGGCAGCGGTGGGCGCCTCTGCCGGGGTCCTGCTGGTTACGTCCAGGCGACGACGACGCCGTCGGACATCTCGAAGGGCACGCTCCAGGAGAGCGAGCCGTCCTGGCCACGGGTCAAGGCGTAGTCGGTGGTCACGGCGCTGAACGTCGCGGTGGCACCGGGCAAAGCGATGACGAACGTCTTGACGCCCGGCGTCTTGAACGTCGCGTGGCTCATGGTCGCGGCGGTGTTGAATGCGCCGGTCAGCGTGCCCGACGTGTCCTTGAGCAGGGCGAGCCGCTCGACGCCGGACTTGTCGACGCCGGTCACGTCCTGCACACCGGTCGGCGTGTTGAGCGTGAAGCTCGTGACGTCGTTGCTGATGTTGTTGCCGGCGACGGTGATCGTCGTCGTAATACCGGAGACCTTGGCCACGGTCGGGTTCCCTTTCTAGGTGCTCGGGTCGACGAGATAGCGCGTGAACTGCACGGCACAGACGAGGTTGGTGAAGGTGCCCGTAACGTCGATGCGGATGTAGCGCCGAACGGTCGCGTTGGTGGCGCCCTGGATGCGCTGCGAGGTCGCGGCCGTGATGGCCGTGAAGCCCATGCCGGCCAGATTGGCGAAGCCCGAACCGGCGCTCGCGCTGTCCTGCACGGTCACGGTCGCGGTGCCCGAGCCGAGGCTGATCACGTGGAGGTAGGCAGCCGCCCCGAAGAGCGTGGAGGTGCCGCCGTAGTCGTCGATGCTCGTCGTGGCCGCCGCCGAGGCGATGGTCTGCTTCCCGGTCGTGAGGAGGAAGCCCCATTCGAGGCCATAGGAGTTGGCGAGCGCCGAGACGTTGGAGACGAGCGATGCGTCCTGGCCACGGGTCTGGCTGTAGTCGATCTGTTTGCCCGTCAGCGATGCGGCATCGATGCCCAGCGTCGTGCCGTTGGCGTAGGTCACGATGCGATCCGTCGTCGGCATCGGTCGCAGCGCGAGGTGCGACTGGCCGGCGGCTGTGTTCCAGAAGGCGGTGAAGGTAATCTCGCCATCCTTGAGGCCCGGCACGCGCTCATAGCCCGACTTGTCGAGCGGCGTCACGTCGAGGACGGCCCGTTTGTTGGAGATGGTCTGAACCGCGCCGACGTCGCCTGAGAGATCGAACTCCCCGACGTACAGATTGGCGCCGATGCCTGAGGTCTTGGCCATGTGCTACTCCAGACCCTTCGTCAGACTGGCGGTGATGATCGGTCGGCTGCGGTAGACGCCGCCCTTGATGCGCCGGTAGGGGTGCCAGCGCCGTTCGATGGACGCGGCGGCGGCCTTGGTGCGGATGGCCTGCTTCTTGTCCATGCCGGCGGTCACGGCACCGACAGCGGCCCAGGTCCCCCAGCGCTTGCCCGTCTTCGCCGAGGTCGTGTAGCCGATCGTGTGGGCCTGCGAGTAGCCCGTCCAACCGGGCATCGACCCGGCATGGCTGCCGATGTCCGAGCGGACCTCGGCTTCCATCCAGGCGGCCAGCTTGTCGAGCATGTCGCGCACGTTCATGCGCAGCGTCTTGCCCGGGTCGCGCCGGAAGAAGTCGCCCTCGAGCTGGACCTTGGTCGTGACGCTGACGCCATCAGGCGGCAATGGGGTACTCCACGTAGGCCAGGTCGAGTTGCCAGATCAAGGCGACGTGGCGGGCGTTGGCGATGACCACGATGTCCGGGTCGGCGTAGCCGCGGTCGAGGTCGGTCACGTTGCCGCCGAGCTGGCTGTCGCCCTGGATGCGCGTGCGGATCTCGCCTGCCAGAAGCTGCATCTCGATGTCGATGGTGGTCACCAGCTCCGGGGACAGATCAGACAGCGGCCAGAGGGCCGCGATGACGAACCGCTGCCCGACCATCTCGCCGTTGAGTACCAGCGGGCCACCCATGCGCGGCGGTTCGACCTCGCCGCCCCAGTAGTACCGGAGCTGGCGACCGCCCGTCGGCAATCCCCGCGCCACATCGAGCAGGTCGTCGGGTAGGGCCAGGCCGGCCGCGGTCAGATGCGCCTCGAGGACCACGAGAGCGGCAGGGATGTTGGGCATCTAGACCATACCAATGAACATGAGATCCGAGAGTGCCCGCCGGATGATGGTGTCCTCGCCCTCGTTCGTCGTCTGGGTCGGGATGCCCATACCGCCGGAGGTCCCATCAGCCCCAGCATCACGAGCCTTCCAGCGGCGTTGGAAGAGCCGAAGTCCGACGCCGCGGGCCCGTGAGTCGTAGACGTAGCGGGTGATGACCGAGGCATCGGCGTGCGTCGCGGCCGTGGTCCCGTTGGCGCCCCGGACGACGGTTGCCGTGGTCGCCGCGAGTTCGTAGAGGTAGAGCTGCTCCGAGCCGATGAGCAGCGTCATGCCCGGTGACAAGTCGGGAGAGGCGGATGTGGCGAAGGTCGTGGCGGTCGTCCCCACGGAAAGCCCCGAGGCGACCGTGGAGCTCGTCGGAATAGTCACGTTCGAATGGCCCCACGTCCCGAGGATCTCCGTCGTCCGGTAGCCCGTGCCGTAGGCCACGAGCCCATTGCCGTGGAGGACGATCCTGCGCCACGGTGGCCCCGTGTAGCCGTCCGCGTTGGCCAGGAAGTAGTCGGTATCCACGGCGGCCGTAACGGGTGCCCCGCCGGTGATGGTGGCAATGCCAAGGGTCGTCAGCGAGAGCAGGTCGTCCTTGAGCGTCAGGATGGTGGAACCGTCGCCGTCGTACTTGTTCGTCCCGACCCGCGGTCCGAAGCCCGAGCCGAAGGCGGAGCGGTGGCAGACGAAGTCGATGCGCCGACTGACCTCCTCGAGGATCGACAGCTTGAGCGCCTTCGTGGTCGCGGGCTCGGTGGTGAACTTCGTCGAGCCGCCGGAGATGAGGTAGTCGTTCGCCTCGTCCAACGTCGCGTAGGTGTGGGGCACGGTGCCTCCTAGGAGTACGACGTGGCCTTGACGGCGGACCAGTCGGAGACGCGGGTGCTGCCGGTGTTCTCGATCCGGCTGCGGTACCAACGCCCCGAGTCGCCGAGCGCGTCATAGCCGATATACGTCTCGGTCCCCGAGCTGATGAGGATGGTCGGCGTGGAGCCGGTGCCGGAGATATCGACGAAGGAGCCCGTCTCGGTCGCTGACCATTGGATGCGGATGAGCGCACCCGCGTCGTACATGCCCGCATTGAGGAGATTCAACGAGGTGACCGTGACCGGCAGCCTGACGTCGAGTTTGTTCGCCATTCAGTCGATCTCCGGTCGTGCATGGAAGGCGTCGATCTCGGGCGCCGGCGAGAAGGGAGCCGGGGGTTGGTGGATGGCCGTGGCCTCCGTCGTGGTCGAGGGTGCGATCGGCGTCACCCGGAGCCTGGCGTGGATCGCCGCCCAGAGGCGCGGTCCGACGCCGCCGATGACGGTCGAGTCGATGACGAGCGTCGCCGTCCACGGGCCCATCGCTTCCGGCGCGTACCAGACGGGCTGGAGGCTGCGGTCCTGCTGCGGGTCGCTGCCGTTCCAGAGGCTGGAAAGCGAGGCGACGTTGAGCGGCGGCCCGACACTCCACGA